AACTACTATTCTGGAATTTGGTTGCAGGTATTGGGCAGCCTGTAAAGCCTTTTCTCTTGCCGCTTGCCTAAAGTTGTTGTCAGCAATTTCTTTTTGAGCCTTATCGTAAGCTCTTTTCTGTTCAGCAATTTGTTTTTTATCCATTGGTTTATGTTTTATAATTCTGCCGTTTTTAAAAGAAAAATAGTCTCCGTTCCCAAGACTTATCCATTCTGCCCATTCGGGAACATCGTTCATTGCTAACATTTACTATTTGTTTAATGATTTGAGATAATCTTCGGCTTGGGAAATTAAATTGTTTTCTATTGTTTCATAAGTTTCAGGGGTAGCAAATTCTCTTTCGCTAAACCGTTCCCCACTTTTCATAATTAAATCAATTCCTATTCTAAGCCGTTCATCTTTTATTTGTGGCGGCAAACTTGCGGTAACACAAACGCCCTCAACCCTGTCATCCGAACAAATCCATTCTCCCGTTACGTCAACCCCTCTTTTTAGTATTGAGTCATAAACAATGCGAGACTCATCAAATTTCTTCCAATAAATTACCTCTCCCATATATAGAATACCCCCTAGTTAATTATTTTTTTTCTTTTTCAAGTTTTTCCATACCAGCAGCTCCAAGTCTATCTGCTTGGTCACCATAAGCTTTTTGAGCAGGAAGATTACCTTCAGCTTCAGCCTTTGCGGCCAACTTTCTGGCTTTAACAGCACCTTTTAAAACTTTTCCTGAAGAAATTTCATCAATCTGCTCTACTTCTTCCTGCATCTGACCAAAGTAGTTCTTGGCAATTTCAATCTTGCGCTCTTCTAGCTTCTCAACAGCTTTGGTTGTCAAAGCGGAAGAAAAGTTTTGACGCATTTCATCTAGATTACCTTCTAGAATGCTGTCCAATGCTTTCTTAATCGACATGTTTGTTCTCCTAAACGATTAGTATTATATTTATGAATCTTCTATAACTGAGCAATGGAAAAGCGCAATTGAACTAGTTCCATAAGCATCTGTAAAAAGATTTGAATCAAGCACATGAGGACCTGATATAACTTTAATCCTTGATCCTCTTGGAAGAAGTGTTTCTCTTTCACCTGAATTGGCTGAAACAGCGTCAAGATATATTGCTTTTTGACCTTTTTTAAGTTCTACCTGTAATACAACTGGTTGATCTTTATCTCCAACATCAGCAAATCCACCAATAGCAGTATTGAAATCTAATGATGTGGAAACGTACCCTCTAAAAACATATTCACCACCAAGCTGAAACTTATCTGCGCTATAACGAGAACTAAGACCAGAATATACAGTATATGGAAATGGTGTTTGTGTTTCTTCAAAAGCGGAATCTAAAGTTTCTATTGTCCGATTTAAGTAATCGTCCTGTTCTTGTGTAGCGCCTTCATCATGACCTTTATATAGGTATCTGTTTATATCTGCGTATCCATCACCGGTATAATCTTCAATGGCTTGTAGTTCTGTTTCATCAAACATGTTTGGTTGATAAAATTTAAAAAGTTCCTTATCTACCGCATTAGCATCTTTGTATAGGTCTTTTAATATTTTAGCGTCTTCTTTGCTTCTTTTGGAATTAACACCGGTATAGAAATCCGCATCTTTTCTAAGAAGATCGGCCTTACTTGGTTGTGTTGGTTGCCCCTTAGCAGTCGGACTTATGTTCTTCTTTTTAGATACAGGTTCACTTTGTTGTGCCGTAGAAGCTTTATAATACATATGATCAACGTCATCTTGTCCTTTGTATGGAACAAGTCTATCATTATGTACTAGATAAGCAAGTTTACCTTTTCTATCAGCATAACGACCAAACCCCATATAAGTCAAACCCATCTTACGAGCTTCTTTAGAGGCCGCAGATTTAGGTTCAGACTTAGCCTGAAGAGCTAAACTTTCATCTAGATATTCACCAAACTTCTTCAACGAACTGGCTCCAAAGTATCATTTACAAAGCGTTGACGATTCTTTGTTTGCCCCATGTTAAGAGGATCCATTGTATCTTTACCTGTTCCATCTTGAACTGGCATTTGTTCTGGTGCTGCGCCTTGCTGAGCCGCATATTGCTGCATCATATTTTCAGTTGGTGTTGGCGGAACAATATTTGGTGTTGGTGGAGGCGGTGGTAATGGATTACCCATTTCATCTGTTGGAATTGGATTACCCTGCTCATCGACTGGTGTATTAGCAGCCTTTTCTTCTTCAATCTGCTTCATGATTTCTTCAATCTCATCATCGTACATTTGAAGAACGTTCTTACGAACCCATGCCATTGAGTAGTAACGACCAACATATGGATCAACTAGCTGAAGAGTTGTGATTCTATTTTGAAGGAGTTCAGCTTCCTTAAGCTCAGTAAAGTTGTTGTCTTTCTTAAAGTCATACCAAATGTTTTCCTTAAACTCTTTCCATTCTTCTTCTGTACAGATTTTCTTAAGTACAAGTTGAAGTTTAAGTAGTTCATCAAATAATGTAGAGAACTTGTTACGAAGACGATTAACAAACTTAGTGAATTTTAGTTCATCTCTTGTGATTTCTGTTGAACGACCAAGAGAGAATCCCTGCTGTTGTTCCAAACGAGATATAGGAACACCAAGAGCCTTGTATAGTTTCTTTTCAAAATACTTAACATCTTCCAACTCACCAAGGTTCATACCGCCTGGTAGAGTTGTGATTTCTGTACCTTTACCACCTTCACGACGAGGTAGCCAAAAGTCTTCAAGCATGGAAAGATGCTTACGATCATCTTTGATTTCGCCTGTGCTGGAATCATATACCAGCTTGTTACGATACTTAGCCATAACATCACGGAGATATTGTTCGGCCTTGATTGTTGGCATGTTACCAACGTCTATATAGAATACTCTGCGCTCGGGCGCGCGTGAGAGACGGTAGATGACTGTTGCGTCTTCTACCATACGTAATTGATTGAGTGGCTTGATTGCTTTGTGAAGATATGAGAGAACCATGGCTCTCTTTGAGTCCATTAGTCCTGAATTGACGTTGACTACAGCGTCAATAGCAATCTTTGTACCTAAGTTAGAGTGAGCGCCAATCATACCTCTTTCGTTGTAGAGGTAATATTCCTTCATACTCTTAATAATTTCCATACCAGATTCGGTATCTTTTGCTTTTTGAATCTCGCGGATCTTACGAATACGGCGCGGGTCAATGTATCTAAGTTCTTGAATGCCTTTAGCAGGAGACTTGTCATCGATGATAACATGATAGAATAGTCTACCATCAGTATACCAACGACGGAATAGTTCATGGCCCATGTTTCCAAAGTCTAGAAGCTTTAGAACATAGTCGAATTCTTCTCTAATCTTTTTCTTAATATTTTCGGGTTGTTTTAGTTCGTCGGTATCTAGTTCTACACCTGATTCGGAATCATCATTTACGATTGCTTCATTAACAATCTCATCAATAGCTGTTTCCAATTCTGGCTGCATAGCCATTTCACGATAGCGAGTGATAAGTTCGATTTCATTTCTAACAACACCGTCAAGATCGACATAGGTACCATAATAAGCACCTGACTGAATAGTTACAGCGCCGTCATCATTTTGTGGCAGCGCGAAAGACTTATTCTTCTCTTCTTGATCTTGTTGCTTCTTACGACTTATCTCAAAGCCAAAAAGTTGGACCATTACTCACTCCAGTTTGAATGGGTGGGGATTTCTCCCCACCCTGTTATATAATATAATTATACAAGTCCCAGACCGGCGCTTGGGCCAGCCTGAGTCGTATCTGTAGTAGACCTTGATGCTGGATTTGTAGATTCCCACCACTGATAAGCAAAGGTTACAGCAAACTCTTCGATTGAATCATTTGCTGACCAATCAAGTTCGATTGGACTTACGTCGATTGGGAACAGTCCTACGAACTTATATTCCTTAATGACGTTACCAGCTTTACCGTATTGGGTTACATATCCATCTTTTTGGTAAGAAAGTGGACTTACAAGATTGCGAAGATTGCTAACATGTGAATTAAGTGAACTCATCCACTTTTCAAATGTGTTGCGAACCTTAAAATCTTCATCATTAATAATGATTACTGTCCACTCTGAAAACACGCGATTGCCTGAAAACTTTAGTTCACGACCAAAGTAGTTTACAGGAACAGCATTTACACTTGAACCTGGAAGCTGGGCCGCTCTACACATAAAGTTGAAAGCAACTTCGGAACCAGTTTCGCCATTTACATTTACTGTTAAGTCTGGAATGGTGCAAGAAAACAAGTTTGGTCTTGCACCATCTCCTACCATTTGTGATCTAAAGTTAGCTACGTTAAACTCTGCCATTTTATTCTCCTCTGAATCTATTTATGTTCATTTTATTAATTAAAACTTACCAACGATTTCATCAAAGGCAACACCAGTTCTAACAGCAACAAAGTTAAGCTGAATAAAGTTGATGCTTCTAGCAGGCTTGATGTAGATATCACCAACAAACTCGTTGCGGTCAATAATCTCTGGAGTGTTATTGGTCTGATCGCAAACTACACGGTATTGGAAGATACCACGGCGGCCCTGTACATCACGAAGATATGGTTCTACAAGCGAAATGAACTGAGCGCGTGTAAATTCGTCATTGAATTCAAATAGTGAATACTTAGATGCTCTTGCGATAGCTTTTTCTAGGACAATGAACAATCTACGAACGTTGATACGATCAAACGCTGATGGTCGAGCAAGAAGTGTCTTGTCACCATATAGAATTGTACCTTCACCTGGGAACGATACAACCGGATTAATACCATTTTTGTAAAGCTCATCTCTCTGAGTTTTGTTTGGATTCCAAGCAAGTTTTGTTACGTTCTTGATTTGGCCACGATTGAATCCAGCTGGTGAGTACCATGGATCACGTTCAAAGTCTGTTCTTACACATAGACCAGCAATATCGCCGTTTAGTGGTACCCAACGATATACGTTGTTGTACTTGTCAAACTGATATTTCCAACCTGAGTCCATTACAGCATATGAGGATGAATTAAACAAGTTTCTATGTGTGGCAATATCTGTTGTTTCATCGCCATAGTTATTTACAACAGCACTCATTGGTGGTGATAAAAATGCTACACAATCTTTACGACTATCAGCAATATTTTCTACAACATATTCTGCGACTGTTTGACTTACAGCACCTGTCATGACAAGAGAAATATCAACTTCTTCAGCATTCTTAAACTTATCATAAGCTGTTTCAAGAGAAGAATCGTCAATATTTCCAGATGCGCCATTTACAAGTGACATAGCATAATTAGAATTATTAGAACCTGAATTAAATGTTGTGCCTGCTGCTGCTGTACCCCAGTTTGAGCTTGTAGCATGATTGATAGCATAAATGAATTTTGAACGATCATTAAGTACGTTTACATAGTAATTTGATGATCCGTCATCATTCTTAGCATCGGATGCTTTTGATACAAAAGAAAACTTTTCTAGGACTGTATTTGGAAGACCAGTAAATTTGCCATCCTCATCAATAACGATGATGTGCATTTCATCATTTGATCCACCGCGTGATGCTACGAAGTTTGATGTTCCTGGAATAGAATCAAACTGTTCTGCGTATGCCCATGAAGTCCAAGCATCTGAGTTTGCGCCGTTAGCATACAAAGCTACACGAAGACTATTTCCGTTTTCTCCTGGATAACGAGCAGCAACCATGCCTGCGGTATCTGAACC